GAAACGCCCTCGTCACCGACCAGGCCCAGCGCAACAATGCCCGAGGGCAGGGAGCTGGACGCGTCGGTCGGAAGGTCGGAATCGAGCGGGCCAGCAGCCACACCGCCAGTAGCAGTGATGGGAGCGCCGACCATAGGCTTAGGAAGTGCCACAGTGTTGTCCTCTCTCGCGCGCCAACGCGCACGAAAAAAGGGCCACACGCTCCGCGTGACCCTTCTAGTTGTTTCTAACTTGTGCCCCGCCCGGGGGCGACCCATAGCGGCGCTACGGGAGAATATCGGGAACCGTCATCGGCTCCATTCGCACATGCGCTTCGATTTCGAACTGGTGCCGGTCCATGTCCGGCGCCAGATCATCCGGGAACTGCAACGGCATCGTCGCCGGTTCAATGTGATGCGTGACGAGACCAGGCAGTGCGTCCTGCGAGTCGATAGCCGCGATCATCCCCCACAGGGAACGGCACAGCGTGAACGATGCGGGCTGGTCGTCTGCCCACACCTCGACTAGCACGCGGGGCCGGTCCTGGTACAGGTTTTCCGCCTCGCCGCCGACGCGGGAGACCCGCACCATCCCCGGCGCACGCACCGCAGGGACACGAGTGCGAGCATCAACACCCTGGCCGCGAAAGAACGCCACAACACCCGCCACAACATCGGGTGGGCCATAAATCTGCATCAGACCCTCCCAGCGCCACGTGCCCGCAGCAGGATGTTGTCCCTCGACTGCTTCCGGCGCGCTGCGTCCGTTTCCGGGAACACGCCAGAAACAACACGCGGCGGATTCGAGTTGCCCCGCTTGCTCGTGCCGCGCACGGGACTAACCCACGTATCCGCCTCAAACCCCGGCCCGGCAGCAGCCGCGATCCGGTTGCCCGACGAACGGACCATCCCGGCGACCTTCGGGCCGCGCAGAAACGCCGCCATCCCGCCCTCGCTGTCCAGCTTCACCGTCACGCGCTTAGCCATCGGGTCAGCCCTCCGCTCGGTCGAGATTCACGACAATGCCGCGCTGTGTAGTGCGAGCGAAATGTGGGTTGTTGTCCCACACCCCCACGTCACCGACCGTGTTCCACTCGACCCCGGCGAACACAACCCGGTCATTAGGGCGAGGGCGAGGACCCTCGACAGGCGCGAACACCTGCACACCCCGGACGATCGGATCGCGGTTCGCCTCGAACGGTTCCGACAGGCCCGCCTGACCGCGAGGCGCAACCCCGTAAACAGGCCACGCCTCGTCCTCCCACGTAAGCGTCGGGTTACCGTACCGATCCGGATCGCCCTCGACCCGGTGACGGATAGTGAGCGTCTGAGTAATGCGACGCATCACGCCCCCTCATAGATCGGGCGGCCAGCGATATCGGCTCCACACGAACACCACTTGCCCGTGAACCACAGCGAGCACCACGGCAAGTGCGCGGTATTCCCGTCGCCACCCACAGTGATCCCGTACGCCTGCCCGGACTTCACGCCACCGGGCGGCTGCAACGCGTCGCGCTCGTCGTCGAGCAGTGCCAGCGCGCCAGGGTTGTCCCCGCCGAATGTGATCGTGTTCGACCCGGAGAACTGGCCGGTCGTCTCCTGCCCAGACACGGACCGGTGCCCGGCAGGGTTGCGGAAGACCCGCGTGACCATCGCCGCGACCACATCAATGACCGTCGCCTCTAGGTCTGGTTCGTCGCCAGAGTCGATGCGGTCTTGCAGGTCTGGGAACTCTCGGCGTAGAAGCCGCTCCGCCCGGTCGATCCACCGCTGAATCAGGTCCGTATCGGTCGGAACATCGTCGCCGATCCACGACGCGATCACATCATCCGGCGTAGTCCAGCTCATCCTGCACCCCCTTGGGTGGGCGCCACGCTGTTCGCCCTGGTCGTCTTGTCTGCCCGTCCGGATGACGCTCGACCGGCAGGCCGTCCGCGTGATCCACAAGGGATGGAATCGTGTAAATGGGCGGGCGCCCCCACGCCTGCCCTACCGCGTAGTCGGCAGCGCCAGAGGGCAGGTCCCGCACCACTCGGCCAACCGAGCCAGCCGGGATGCTGTAGCAGACTCCGTGGATCAGTGTCGGGAGGGACAGCCAGTCCAGGCCGCGCGCCTCAGCCGCCGCAAGCTTTGACCTGATCTGCCCCTGGAACTGCGGGGGGCGCTGTCGGCCCAGATACCCGGACACCAGCTCGTCCGGGAACCGGGCCGCCCACTCCGAGGCGCGGTCCAGGAAGTCCGTGGGAGCTAGCGCATCATCCTCGATGACCCACACCCGCTCACGCCTCGCAGATGCCCACCTGAGCGCCTGCAAATGCCCCCACCGCGCACCCCGCGACTCGTAATCAACTGACACGTGCGCCGCACCCACGCGCCCCGCCAGACCATACGCCTGATCGAGCCGCGAATGGTGTGCCACCACCACCGCAATATCACTTATGCTTGAAGACCGAGAAGTCATTACGCTCCTCACCCTTAAAGCGTGTCGTCCACTGCGGGCCGTGCACAACCTTGTGCCTTCGCGCCACGAGATTGAAGATCGGCATATCGCCCACCATCCCGGACGCCGCCCGCCGCTTGCCGTTGAACAGGTCGAACTCGTAATGCTCCCACTCGGTGAGCAGATCATCAATGAACCGGATGATCAGGTCGGACGGACCAGCGAGGATGCCGGCGTTCAGCATTTGCTCCCGCCCCCGCTCATCAAACAGGGTGGAGAGCTTGTCCCACGAATGGTTCTTCCGCATCCATCCCGCCGTGTCGTCCAGCAACGACCATTCCTCGCCAACGACAAGGCGGTCGGTCGGCAGTAGCGGGAACGGGTCGCGCAGGAACTCAACGTCCGTCGCATCGCAGACCACGACCTGCTCCACGGCAGGATTGTCGCGTAGCCAACGCCGCACGTGCGCCCACCGCTGGAAGTACGGGTTGCCCGTGCCGGACACTTCAACGTCCGTAATCGAGTCGGGAAGGCCTGCCACGGGATTGTCTCGCAACAGCACCATCTCCGTGCCTGGCGCGGCACGCTGCACACTCCCATGCAAAGCCGAGACGAGCTTGTAGTCAGCCGCCATCACCGCGCCCCGCTGCGGGTCCGTACTGGCCGTCAGTAGGCACGTGACCACCGCCGAGCGCGGCTCGCGGAACGGCACCCACTCCGGGAAGTCCCGAGCATCACGCCGCGAGTTGAACACGTTCGCATTCCGAGCCACCTGCGCCGCATGATCCTGCGTCGGGGTCGCGCGCGTAACCTCGCCCCACTCATCCATCGAATGAATCAACTCATCCGACCCAGCCACATCCATATAGCAGAATGACGTGAGGCCAGCCTCGTGAATGCGCTGTGCTAGATCAACATGCTCGTAGTAGCCGCGCCCGTAAATCGGGTCCATGCCACCGCACGCCTCAATAGCCTGCCTCGTATAGTACAGCAGCAAGCCGCGCTGCCCCGTATACGCTACATGCTCGCCATCATCCCAAATCTTCGTCACATCGCGCAGCTTCGCCCCGGCACGCAAATCCTCAAACTGATACGACAGATGGTGCTCCGGCGACTCCACATACGGCTTCCACCAGCCAGCAACCAGCGGGTAGCAGTCATCGTCCACCAAGAACAGGTGGTCAACCTTCGCATCATCTAGCAGCAGCTCGATGGACTTGTTCTTTACCGCCACGATGCCCCGCGACGGCGAGAACCGGAAATCCGCATCCGGGACAGGCGGCGACGAACCATCATCCACAACCAACACCGGCGTCCCCGGCGGACTCAACTCCCGCCAAATTGCCGCATGCTTAGCCACCAACTCAGGACGGTTATGCGTCGAAATAGCCACGCCGAACGACGCCCCGCCACCACCGGCAGGCGCATACTCGACACCATCCACAACCACCTGCACAGCAACCTCCGGGGAGTCAAAGAGGAAACATCAGGCCGTGCCCCGGACTCGAACCGGGGAGTATTCCATTCACGGCAGCCAGCTATCAGGAACCCGACGCGGCGGTAATAACCGCGAACGCGGACAGGTCAGCGATGCCCCAGCCGTAAACAACCTCGGCACGGAACGCGACCTGGTTGTTGCGCTGGAGGTCGCCGTTGCCGTCCGGGTCACCGTAACGGATCAGCTCCAGGCCGATCTGCTTCTGCACACCCCAGCGGATAGCGGAGAAGTCGCCCACGATACCGAGGATGCCGGTGGCGGTAGCGGCCACGCCGGTAGCGCTCACGGTCTTAGAGACCGCAGCGCGGTGGCCCTCCAGCTCCGAAGGATCGGTGCCGTAGGACAGCGACGGGTACAGCTTGCGACCATCCGAGTCGCGCTGCTGCGCGAACGTGACCGCGAACGTCGGGTCCAGCGCCAGATCAGACGGAACGTTGCCCGCACCGAGAACCAGGGCATCAGCCGCGTCCACCGCGAGATACGGGGCCGCACCAGCAGCC